ACCTACACAGAGTTGGGTTTCCGCAGACAGGCAAGTCAGACCTGAGACACCAAATAGGCGATTTCTGCAAGAGGTTGACCGATTTTGCCAAGGACCACGACGCACTAGTTATAGTTTGCGCTCAGCTGAACAGGCAGTCTGAAAGGGAGCAGAGAGCCCCGATGATTAGCGATATCGCAGAGTCGGGCCAGGTCGAGCAGCACGCAGACATCATCCTGGCAATCTACTCGGAGCCCTCCCGCAGAGAGCAAGTGAACTTTGCGCTTCTCAAGAACAGGCACGGACCACCGGCTTGCCGGGCATTCAAGGTCAACTGGAAACGTCAACGATTCATAGAACTGGAGGGATAATGTTTTCTATATCTACAGCATGGCTTCATGAAACATCTGCTAAGCCACTAGAACTATTCGACAACCATATGAAGGGGTGGACGGCTATCAAGTGGTCCCCAGCTAACGGCAAGTCCTACACGGTTGTGTTTACCGACTTTCCCGATATCGTAGAAGAGCGCCTTGGGATGCCTTCACGAGAGATTCTCGTGAGCGTCGTGGGGCAAACAAGGGTCTATTCGGCCTTCGTTTCGCCAGAGGGCGAGCACACCGATTCTTCGCTAAGGAAGAAGTTTGGCGTTCAGGGCCACCAGCTGACTGCGCTGAGCGCGATTCTTCACATGGCGGTGCCCCTGCTTGACAAGAAAGTTGGGATGCACAAGTGGAAGAAGCTGGTTTCAGATGCTGAGAAAACCGTGCATTGACGTTATTTGTCCGATGATCCCTCGCGGGAAGGGGCGACCTCGGTTCTCCCGCAAATCGGGCAGAACCTACACCCCAACCGAAACAAGGAAATGGGAAGCACAATGCGCCGCCATCCTTGCACAACACACCCCGGCAGAGCCACTCGATGGGCCGCTAATAATGGATATTCTTTGTGTAATGCCAAGACCTGGCTATATGCACAAAAAAGACCGCGCAGGAAACTATAAATGGCCGGAAACGCTGATTTACCAGACAAAAACGCCAGACCTGGACAATCTGTACAAGGCGGTGCTGGACGTGGGGACGACGGTGAGGTGGTGGAGGGACGACTGCCAGATAGTGTGTGGTACGGTGATGAGGGCCACGGCGGAGATGGAGGGCAAGCCGAGGATCGAAATCATGGTGTCGAGAGTATACGGAACCCCGGAGGATTTGTGGCACATGACCAGGGGACACAGGGGCAGCAAGTTGATTTAAGCGTCATCAGGTCTCCCAACCAGGAGCTAGCTGCAAGTGCTGTTACTCGGTTTAGGCAACTGGCCGCCGAGGCCGGCTATGACATTGACGACTTACGCATGACCTTTGCCGGCATGGCAATCTCTGCATTGGTCAGAGACGACATGAGCCCTGCCGATATTGCCAAGACAATTGGCGCGATCCGAGATGCTGCTGCCCTGATGGGCGTAGATTCCAAGCCTGTAGATATTCGGAGACGGGCGGAAGCGGAAGCGGATTTGATCATAGACGCAATCAACCCTAAGATAGAGGGTTTACTAGACGCAATAGAAAGGGGAAGGCATGCCTCAGAAGCTGAGCCGGAAGGAACAGGAACTACTGCTACGGCATATTCAGAGGTGCAAGAATGATCCCCGTTATTGCTATGCATCGCACTTCAAGGTCATTTCAGAGACCGGCAACCTTGTAGACTTTGGACACCTATATCCTGCTCCAAAGCAGCTACAGGATTGGACAGATGAGTGCCTAAGAACCGGGCGTCCTGCTCGTGGCATCATACTCAAGGCTAGGCGTCACCGCATATCTACCTGGGCACAGGCTGCTATCCATCATTCTTTGCTATTCAACAGAAACAAAAACGCTGTTGTATGTGCTCACGATGAAGATACATCAAAGCTCATTTTCCGTATGCAGGAGACGTTCTTTAATAATCTGCCAGACTTCCTACGGCCTATGAAACGTAGAGCTAGTGTTGGGGAGTTGGTGTTTGATAATCCCAGTGAGGCGGGCAGGATATCCAACCCTGGCTTGAATAGCAGGGTACAGATTAGAACTGCCGGGGGCGCGGGAAGAAAGGCGGGTCTAGGGCAGGGTTCTGCGGGCGTTGGGCGCGGCGATAGGATCGACCTGTTTCATGGATCTGAAATCGCGTTCTGGCCCAACGGGCATGAGGTTTTCAGGGGTTTTGCACAGGCTGTCCCTGAGGCCCCCGGCACGGCGATCCTACTCGAATCAACGGCGAATGGGCAAGGCGGATTTTTCTACGATTTGTGGCGCGAGACGATGAACGGCGCCACCGGGTACACGCCATTCTTCTTTGCCTGGCACGTACACCCTGAATATACGGGGACTCATTTGGCTGCTCACGGGCGGCCTGAAATGGCGCCAACCGGCGACGAGCTAAGCATTTTTACAGATTGGGCTTTGAATAAGAAGGTGGGTGCCACCGAGGCTGCAGACAGGCTAGCGACAAAGCTGAAACTGGACGAGGAGGAGCAGTTACTTGCGTTACATCAGAGCGTGGGTTGGGACCAACTCAAATGGCGGCGGTGGGCGATTCGGAGCAAATGCGGTGGTAGACTTGAGACGTTCGACGTCGAGTACCCATCGTCCTGGCAAGTGGCGTTTGCCTCATCTGGTACGCCCCGCTTCGACAATCGAAAAGTCCAGGTGTGGATGAAGGGCATCGCGCCTTATTCCCCCACTGTGCTAGAGGCTACGTCCAAGAACTGGGAGTGGACAAAGCACGGGCTGATAGACCCGGTGATTCGGGCCAGGGGTGATTATCGAGGGATGGTTCATATGCTGACACCTCCAAAGCCTGGGCATGCATATGTCATTGGCGGGGATGCAGCGCATGGGTTGGGCCTAGATAGCAGCGCAGCGGTGGTGTATGACGCAACAGAAAGTAGCGTAGCGGCGTGGGTGGCTGACCCGTACATGAAGCCAGAAGAGCTTGCAGAACACATGCTGATGATGGCCTGGTACTACAACAGAGCTATCATCGCGCAAGAGAGCAACGCACCTGGTAACCTGACGGTTCACTACCTGACAGAGAGTAATTATCCCTGGCTTTACTTCCGTCAAAGATTTGACGTAACCAAGAACAGACACACTGCGGAGCCTGGGTTCAAGACCGACCAGAGGACTCGCGAGCTAATCATATCTTACTTCGATGGCCTGGTAGTTTCTGATGGCATAACCATTCAGTGCAAGGAAATCCTCGAACAAATCACTACATTTGTCTATGATAAGCAAACGGGGAAGGCGGACCATCTCGATGGTTGCCATGATGACTTGCTTTTCTCCCTGATGATAGCTGCCTGGGTTGCACACCATGAAAAGCCAGAACGGCCAGATGAGCTACGGGGGGCTGACGATTATTGGAGCAGAGAGCCTCCGCGAGACGAGCAAGCAGAACAGGCGTTGTCAGAGTACGAAGGAGACGATAGGATACGGACGATGCTGGAACTCTTTTAGCAGGAGCGAAGATGGCATATTACCCGCAGCAGATGTACCAAGGCCGCAGGCCGGAAGATGACTTGTACCAGCAGCTTTACCAAGAAGCAGCAGGGCGGAGCCTTGGCGCTCCAGGCAGCGCGTATGGCGGCGGGCAGCAGGGCGGCGGAATGGCCCCCGTGCAAAGAAGAGCCCCTGTTAGAGACCAGAAGCAATTCAGCAGACCAGAAGAACCATCCGGGTGGAGCAAGTTTGCCGAGGTGGCTCTCCCGATTGTGGGGATGGCAGCCGGCGGCCCAATTGGGGGTGCAATCGGCGGTGGTGCAGCAGGAGCCGTTTCCGCAGGCCTGGCAGCCGGTTCGGCTTTGGGCTCAGCCGGGTCGGAGGCTGTTCGGATGACGAGAGACCCACGCGCACAAACGCAACCCAACAGAATGGGCGATATGCTGGCCCAGGGCGCTACCCAGGCGTATGGCTCATACAACCGGCCCACTGCACAGCAGGCACCGCCCCCGCAGTCTAAGTTTGCGCCATTGGGGGACAACCCGCTTAACATGCCCAGGCTGATCCCAGACGAGGAACTACGCAGGTGGCTGGATATGGGGTATGGACGACCATGGCAAAAATAACACCAGAAGAGATTCACCATAGGTTCCGGGTCCTCCGAGATCGCATGTGGCCTCGTCACAAACGATGGATTGGCACCATTGCGGCAGTCCGTGGTGAACCGGATAAGGTGTTTGTCGGTGACCGGCTTGTCAGCCTGAACTCGCTGCGCTCAGAGAGCGCGGAAAGCATCAATGTGTCCTCTAACGTGCTGTTTCAGTCCTTGCGAGGCATGGTGTCAAACGCGATGACTCAGGAGCCGGTCCCGGTGGTTGCCTTGGGCCGACCTGGTCGAGATGCCCGCAGGCACGCCCGCGCCTGTGAGAGGCTTTTGCGGTGGTTTTACTACGACAAAGAGTTCAAGCAATCTCTTCATGACTGTCTGACGTGGACCTTCATGACGGGGACGGGCTTTTTCGGGAGCCTGTGGGACCTCAATGCAGGTGAGCCCAAGAACGTGCCCATCCTCGGCAAAGACGGCAATATCGTCATGGAGGAGCAATGGGCTCCTGTGATGGATGAAAATGGCGAACAGGTCATGTCAAGCACGGGTGCCGGTCCTGGTAATCCGCCAATCCCGGTCTTTGAGAAGAAGTTGATGCCCAAGACCAAGTGGAAGATGGTGGGGGACCTTAGGTTTTTCGCGCCATCGCCGTTTGACATTTTCCCAGAGCCCGCAAAAACGTGGTCAGATGTCAATTACATCATCCATCGGCAGACAATCCCGCTGGCAGAGCTAAAAAACGTGTACGGCAGGAAGGCGGCAAAGCTAGTCCCCAACGTAGACGAGCATGCGTTTGTGGATTTCATGGATGAATACGGCAAGCCTGGCGACAGAGAGTCGAGAAACAGCCTGGTCAGGACGCTTCACTACTATGAGAAGCCTAGTGTCAAGCACCCCAACGGAATTTACGCATGTTCGGCTGGCGATACGATGTTGTATTCGGGTGACTTGCCTGGCCGAAAGCTCCCGGTGGCGCCCGTATACGACCTTCGAGTCCCAGATACTATTTGGGGAGAGTGTGGCCTGGAGCAGGCGGTCGATGCACAGCGTGCGCTCAATTCCTGCGAGACAGATATCCAAAGAAACCGGAAGCTGCACGGTAGCCCGGCACTTATTGCAGATGAAGGCAGTATCAGCCGGGGTATTACCCGCGTTTCTAGCATACCAGGCCGGATTATCCAGGTAAATCGGACATCACAGCGGCCACCAGGGTTTTTGGCACCACCGCAAATGCCAGCGTGGATGAATAACGAGCCAGGCCGGTTGCAGAACCTGATTGAAAACCTCTCTGGGGTACATTCTGTTTCCAAGGGGGAGAACAAGGGCATTATGTCCGGTCGCCAGGCCGCCGTTGTTCTCAGTGCTGACCGTGCTAAGTGGGGCCCGACAGTTCGCGGGATGGCCATGGCTGTAGAGGCCATGAGTGAGCATGCGCTTAGTCTATGGCGTGACTATGGGCCTATTGAGCAGACCGTGGATGTATATGGGCCGACAGGTTCTCCTATGGACGTGCTGATGTTCCATAGGGCATACGTACCGGACAGAATCAAGGTGGCTATTGATGCTTCCACGCTAATGCCTTACAACGAGGAAATACGTAGGCAGCAAATAAACGAAGCGTGGCAAATTGGAGCTATACCAGACATTCAGATGTACTGGAAGTTGCAGCGTCACGGTGAGATGGGGCGCATGCTTGGGGCCGATGAGCCCTCCAGAGCCCAGGCTCGCAAAGAGCAGGACATGATGATGATGACCGGGCAGATTGGCCAGGTCTACCCACATGAGGACCATCCCATCCACATTGACGAGCATTTGGAGTGGATGCGGTCTTCTGAGTGGTACGAGTTGCCTGACGAAATCAAGCAAATGACAACTGCACACTTGAACATGCATATGCAAATGATGTCTAATCCAGGTAACCCTGTTTTGACCGGGGCATCACCAATGCCGCAGTTGGAATCGGGCGAGGGGGGGATGAACCTAGCGCCGACGATGAATGATGCGCCGGGGGCGATGACACAACCAGGGGTTAATATCTCCGCAGAGCCAGGGTACTAAAATGAGTGATGAACACACGATTGACACAAGTGAACAACAAGCATCGGGCGGAATCGACGGAGCCAGCTTGGCAGGAGCCATTGCATCGGCAGTCAGGGAAGCCGTAGCCCCGCTGTATCAGCAGCAAGAGGCGATGATGAGCCAACGGGCTCAGATGATGAATACCCCGAGGCAGCGCCAGGTTTCAGCTGCCGACGTTGGTCTTGATAACGATGACCCCTATGCCAACCAGTTCACGCAGCTAATCCGTGAGCTTGGGGGTATGAGGTCAGAGAACAAGAGCTTGCGCGATCAAGTGCATAACCTTGGTGTCTCTACTATGCAAAACCAGCTTGGCAGAGATGTAAACGCAGCATTGAAGGCACAAAATGTGCCTACTCCTTTACATGAGGCTTTTAGTGCTGTTATATACAGTGTGTTGCAGTCTGGACAGCAGACTACACCGGAGGCAGTAGCGAGCAATCTGATGAGGGGAGTGAACGAATACGGTGACACCGTCAGGAAGAATGTAGCGGAACAGGCCGCCA